ACAAGATGGACACCGACAAAGACGGTGACATCGATGCTAAAGACCTAAAGAAACTTCGTAAAGAAGGTATTGAAGCTATGGCTGAGCCTGAAGTAGATGAAGAGGTAGAAGAGGAAGATGCAGAACAGCAAGAAGACGCAGAAGCAATCGTTCGTGATGAAGATTTTAGAGACTTGGTTTCTAAGGTTGAAAACATTACCGACGATATCGACATCGACCTAGAAGATGATGAGGAATCAGACGAGGAAGAAGAGGAAAAGACTGAAGAGTAATTACTCTATTAAATAACCTTGTTTAGCCCAGTTAATTAAATTATCCACAAAAGTTGAACGTAGTACAAGGAGCTCAGATATTAAGTTATCGAGCTCCTTTATTGTTTCCTCGTTTACTTTCTTTTTCGAAGCAATATCTTTTATCTTAGCTTCTATCATACGTACGCGCTCGTGCGCGTGAGGGGAAAACTCATTTAATTTTTTTTCTTCTTCTAATTTATTTTTCATTTTTAATCTCCAGTCCCAAGGATTGGTAGGACTTAATTCTTTCTTTGGCGTGTTTCTCTAGGTAAGGAGCCCTGTCAAAGAAATCATATATGAACACTTGGTTCTTAGATTTATGTATACGTAATGCCCGTCCTAGAGCTTGTAGGGTTGCAATCTCAGACTTTAACCCTCTAGCGTTGATAAGGTGAGTTATCTCAGGAATATCAATACCAGTTTGCATAATGGTTGTACCTATCAACACGGAAACATCACCCTTCTTGAAATCGTCGATAGTTTTTTTCCGTACAGACAAATCATCTTTTCCTTCTAATTTAAAAGAGTTAGGAATCAGTGAGTGTAAAAGTTCAGCATGTTTTAGGTCTTTTACTATTATAAGAGTTTTTGATGAATTTTTTTGTATTTTTTTTGCTAACTCAACAATCATATCATTACGAACATCGTTTTCTGTAATAAATTTCTCATAAACTTCTCTGTAAGAAAGTTCTGTATCCTCTACTGTGCCTGTATCCTCCATTTTTATTATCTGGATTAGAGGTTTGGTTAAAAACCCATCCTCAATCAAACCCTGAGCGTTGACGTCCTTGATAACCTTACCAAGACCTGATATTAGGTTGAGCCTGCTCATAGGGTCTTTTGGTACAGTGGCTGTCATACCTATTCTGTATGCGGCGTTAGGAAAAGATTTGACAACTTTTGTAGCCACCTTACCTTTTGAGAACTCATGAACCTCGTCAAAGATTATAAACTCTGAGGTTTTTAGGTGTGTATCAATAACTTTGTCGATAGACTGCACGGTGCATAAGGTCATGGGTTTTATAATCACCCCATCTCCAAATGCCATACCCACATCAATACCCCACTTGGTCAGGTCATCATACGTTTGTTTTAAAAGTTGTTTTTTTGTAAAAAATATTAACCCTTGCTTACCTTTAAGAGCTTTTAAAATACCCCCTAGTACCAAAGTCTTTCCCGCGCCCGTGGGAGCCTGTAGAATACATCCTTTCGCTTCCAAAGCCTGTCGTATCATCGTTTCTTGATAATCACGTAATGTTATTCCAGGTAACTCGATATCGTCAGAATGGGTCGCAACCCTCAAATCTTCGATTTCGTAATCCATCCCTAAATAAGTGAGGTCCTCCGTAATATACGGCAAAAGACCAGTTCCGAACTTACCTGTTTTGTTTGAGAAGAAATACTTCTCACCATTCCAGCCTCGTCGTTTATACGCAGCTGAATAGTTATAGCCAGGGACTTTCGCGCTATACTTTTGTTTTAAAGTTGAAAGAAGCTTTTTGTTTTCCGTCTTTAAAATAGATGAATTATTGTTTACAATAATTTTTAGCATTATACTATTATAGTAATAAAGTTTTTATAACTTACACAATTATGTCAGAATCAAATAAAGAAAAATCATTAATTGAACTTGCCAGAGAGCATATGGAAAAGGAAGGTATTGACCCTAACCAGGGAATGAGTGTTCCAGATATGCCAGCCTCTACTGATAAGGTTCAACGAGAAAAGCCTGAAGAAGCGCCTCAAGTATTAGATGCATTCGACGGGAAAATAAGTGATGCTGTGGGGGACCTTCTCTCTAATGTTAACACTAGCATGGATTGGAGAACTTTAAACCTTCCATCAAGAGGAAAGGCTTATATTCAATCTGATGGCACTGTTGAGATTAAACCGTTTACTTTCGCACAAGAAAAGACACTAAGAAGCATTAAAAATGAGTCAGACGGAGCTCGTGTAATAAAACAATTATTTAAAGATTGTGTGAAAGGGTTAGATTATGACTCCATGACATTGGAAGATAAAACATATGTTTTATTCAAGTTACGAGAAATATCTTACGGTAATGAATATACAATCACAGCTATATGCCGTCATTGCGAAGCGAAAAACAGTCTTATTATCGATATTGATAAGGTGCCGGTCACGTAC